CATTACTATATTCGAGGGAGTTTTCGCACTTATCTTTACCCACTCTTTCAATAATTTCGTTAAAGGTACTACCCGGGTCAATGCCCATTTCTTCTCCTCTTCCTACAAGTATTATAGATAGTTTTCTTATATCCTCGCAATTTTGTAAAACTTTTTTGTTTATTGCTGTAATTCTTTTTTCTTCCTCTCTAAAAAAGACCTCGTCATGTATAGAACCATATATTCCAAGGGTGCCTCTGTTTGCAAAATTTTTACCAACAGACTTGGCCAGAGGGGGTAATATTTGTTTACCTTTATCAACTAATTGATTCCATCTACCTGGTTGACTTTCATCGATATTTTCAACCATTTGTTCCATATATATATATATTATAAAATTAATTCATAAAATCGTTTAATTAATATATCTAATGGACAAGGACCGATATCTAATATTATTTTATGGAAAGTTTTAATATCTGAGTTCTTTTTCAGAAAATCTTTTTTTAAATGTAATATTACTTCTTTTCCAATTACATAAGTTAATGCTTGACCTGGAATACTGGAATATCTTAAGATTTGGTCTTTTATATAATTATCTGAGTAATATTTTAGATATTTTTTCATAAAATCAAAACATTTATTAAAACTCCAATTATAATAATGTATACCTGTATCAATAATTAAACGTAATGATCTTTCCACACGGTATTGTAATGAATAATAATATTCAAAATCATTATCATATTCATATAGTGATTCACAATAAAAGGCCCAACCTTCCGAATATCCCGAATATAATTTATTTTTAATATAGTCCGATTTATCTGATTTAGACAATAAGGAGGCTTCATAATGATGTCCAGGTATTCCTTCATGTATACTCAAACATAATAACTCATATTTACTAATTTTCGTAGGATCTAAAACATTTATATAAAATGTACCATCGTCCCCTTTAAATTTAGTAGGTGATGTATAATAGGCACTCATATTCATATTATGACTGGCAATAGGTTTAATATCATATAAATTATCAATATCTTGATAAAAATATTTATTTAATTTCGAATACATTAAATTGCGTTGTATTTCTAAATCTTTGATTATTTCAGGAGATGAGTTATAATAATTATCAGATTTATAAATGTGATCATCAATATCTTGCACTTTAAGTTTTTTAGCCAGGGCGGATTTTAATTTTAATGCGTCTTTTAAATGTTTGAGACCTAAATTATGTATGATTTCAGGAGTCAAATTAGATAATGTTTCATTTTTACATATTTCTTCATAATACTGCTTCCCTTTATTATAAGCACATAACCCTAAATCTTTTATAGAATGTTTTAAATAATTATTAATTATAAATAAATATAATTTTTTTATATTTTTAATAATATATTTTTCAATATCTTTTATAAATTGTGATTTTAAAGATTTAGGGACGTTCATAGGTTTTATCTTTTCATCTAATATAGTTTGTGATTTTAATAGAAAACTTTCAATAATTAATTTATTTAAAATTACTTTTTCTTTTATGCCCTTTTCCAATACTTTTATCATTTCATTTGTTATTGCTGATAAGGTTTTTAATCTATTCATAACTGAAATATAATCATTTTTATTAAATAAAGGCGGTAATTTTCCAATACATATTTCATAATACATAAATAAAATGTTATCATTAATATCTAATAAGTATTCCCTATCAATAAAAAACTCAATTCTATTATTATATTCAAGTGAATATTTTAATATTTTTTCACAAGAAGATAATTCTTTTTTTAAATTCAATTCTTTTAAATATTTGTCATTTAATTCAACTTCATTTTTTAAAAATGTTTTAGATAAATGATTAGGTAGTGTACTTTTCGTTTTAAAGAACTGTTGATACAATAAATAATCATTCATTGGGGGATATAATTTAATATTATCATGTAAATATTCATTACATAAATCCATATTAAAATGTATTAGAAAAAAAATATTATTAAAAAATATTATTAAAATATATTATTAAAAGATATTATTAAAAGATATTATTAAAAGATATTATTATTAAATCTAAGATGTTCTATAATTAACTAATTACTAGATTTCTTTACACGGCGAACTACTTTCTTTTTAACAGGTTCAGGTTCGGGTTCATCTGCTACAACACCTTCAACATCATCATCATCATCATCATCATCATTAACTACTGTGGGAGCATCATCATCATCATCACTATCATCTACAATTTTGTCTTCTTTTTGAACATCATTAGAAGATACTTCATCATCATCATCTTGGATAAATGCACAACCAGATAGGGCCAGAGAAGGTTTCTGAGTTACCATAATTTGTTCTGCTTGCCAAGTAACACCAAACTTACCATTAATAAGCCATACACTTACACATTTTAGGATTAGATTTACAGAGGAACCTTTAACTAGAACAGTTTTAAGATCTACATAATCTTCAGATGTACTATCATCAATATTAAGTTGATTCTTTGAGGAGTCAAATACATTACAAGTGAATTTACTATTTAATTTCCTAATCTTAAACTTAAATGCAGGAGGCCATTTACCATCAGGTTCACCAGTTTCAGAATCAACAGATACCTTAACCATGGGAGAATAAACATTTTCAATCATATCCCTAGTAAGTTTCTTACCATTTTTGAACCAGGTGGCACGATTTTCAAAAGCAGTATCAATCATTAGATTATCATATCCCTTCATTTTATCATGGAAAGGTGTAATTTGTTCATCAGTACCCACATTGGGGAGAGCGAATTCCGCAGTAAACTTACCCGAACTTTCATCAGTATCAGCATAATAGGTAGGATCCCATTTGAGGTCCACTCGAGGAGGTTGAACATATAGAGAGTTCATACCACCCCCATAATTAACATATACAACTTGAACACCATTATTACCGACCTTGCGTGGATCAGAGAACTTAAGGTTTGAGAGTTCAATTGCAGATGCTTTGATTACTTGTGCCATATCTTTTGTGGTTTTAGTTAAGTTATTCTTTTTATTGATTTACTTTTATAGATTTGTAAGTTTCAAATTTCAAATTTCAAATTTATTTTTTTGGTTGAGTTATTCTTTTTTATCTTTATTCTTTTTTATTGATTTGCTTTTATAGTTTTGTAAGTTTCAAATTTATTTTTTTGGTTGAGTTATTCTTTTTTATCTTTATTCTTTTTTATTAATTTACTTTTGTTTTTTATGCGTTTCAAATTTATTTTATACAATATAGATATGTGTTAATTCTTTAAATCATTTATATTTATATTCATATTCATATTCATATTGTTAATATTTAAATATTTTTTAACAATACAATATATAGAATGTGTGAATTTATTAATGAAGGAGAATCAAAATGTGGAAGAAATAATAAGTATGGTGATTATTGTACAAAACATAAAAGAAATCATTTAATAGATAATGATTTAATTATATTCAATAATTTTACAAATAAACCTTCTGATTATCTTAAAAATGATATTATTAAAACATTAAATATTATAGATAGAAAAAAATATAAAAAAACACTAAAAAAAGAAATATTATTTACAATATTATCTAATAAATATGCCAAATTTAATTATTATGAAAATAATAAAGAATTAATAATAAAAATACAGAAATATTATAGAAATAAATATGAGAAATTAAATATTTTATTGAGAGGTCCTGGATTCTTGAATAAAGTTTTATGTAATAATCAAGAAGATTTTTTTACATATGAAACAGTTCATGAAATAAATGATAGATATTTCTTTTCATATAAAGATGAGACAAATATTGTATGGTTTTTTGATATTAGATCATTTATAAAGTTAATCGAATTGAAACAACCCAACCCATATACTATGGTTCCATTTCATGATAATATAATTAATAGAGGTAATAATTTAAAAGAATATATGGAATCAAAGAATATTAAATTAGATTTTAAAGATGAAATGGAAGGATTAAAACAAGATAAAAAGAATATATTAAAACAAAAAATGGTGGATCTTTCTGCAAATATTGAAAGATTAGGATATAGTTTTAATATGGAATGGATTACATGTTTAGGTACAAATAGATTAAAAAAATTATATGGAATATTGGAAGATATTTGGAATTATAGAGCACAATTAACTTCTGGTATGAAAATTAAGATTTGTCCACCAAATGGAATATTATTTAATAAAACTCCTATGGATATCAGACGCATCAATTCTAGAGATACAATGAGAGATATTATAGTCTCAGATATTTTGAAATTTAGTGGAGCCGTGGAGGACTGTGATAAAATTACAGGATATACATATTTTCTAATGGGTCTGGGTAGTCCTCAGGTTAATAATATCGTATGTGAAACACACCCTTGGATATTATATTCTATTTAATATATATAATGATATCAAAATACATAAGTCATTGGATAATTATTTATTTTAATCTTTGGTTTTTAGGATACATATTTAATATTGATTATATAATCAAATATATTAATCCATATTATGCAAGTATATTATTATTAGGTGGTTTCACACTATTGATGATGTATAATATATTAATAAAAAAGTATAGATATGAATATTCATTTTTATCTGTCAAAACTATTACTCATATGATACCATTAATTTTATCATATTATTTAATTAAAAATAAACATAAATATGCTTTGATTAATTTATTAATAATTATAATATTATATATGATTTATATGAATTATATAGATAGAGATATATATCATACATATTTTATTTATAAACCTCCATTGAACTGGAAAGAATATTTAAATTCATGTAAATCTAAAGAAGGTGTTCATTTACCATATTGTTTTTTAATATAATTAATCGATTATAATAATAAAATAAATTTGAAATTATAAAATATAATTAATTATAATATAAATTACAAAGATAAACGAAAGATACTTAAAAAAAAGACAATAAGTATAAATATAATAAAAGCGCGGTTGAATAGAATAAAAAAAAACTAATATAAGATATAAAATAAATATGCCTCCTACTAAGAAACAAACCTCAAATAAGAAAGTCACTGCAAAGAAAGTGGTAAAATCTACTCCGGTACCTACTCCGGCACCGGTTCCAGTTGTAGAAACTGTTGTAACTCCAGTTGATACTGTTGTTGAATCTGGTAATAATGTTCAGGAAGCACCTGATCTTTTCAACTACGGTGATGAGTTTACAACTATTAAGTCTAGTCTTGTAGATGCTCTATCCCTTATTAAGACACTTACTACTACTGTAACTGCTCTTGAGCGTCGTGTCGCTCGTGATAAGAAAGTGGCTGATAAGAAAATGCGTCGCAAAGTAAAGAAAGTACGCGACCCCAATGCGCCGCCCACCGGATTCCAAAAACCCATTAATGTATCCGATGAACTCCGTAAATTCCTAAGTCTTGCTCCTGAGGAACTCATTCCCCGCACTCAAGTAACCTCTAGGATTAATGAGTATTGTAAGAAACACGGTCTCCAGAAAGAGGAAGACAAACGCATTCTCATGCCAGATACTACTCTCAGTAAACTTCTCAGACTAAAGAAAGGTGATCATCTTACCTTCTTCAACCTTCAAAAGCATCTCAAGCACCACTACCCTAATAAGGATGGTGTATTTGAGCATGCATGAGTAGTACCTACTAGAATAATTTAATTTCCAAACAACTCATTCTTAAACTTTTATAAATATAATTTTTTTTACTAATTTTTTTAATAAAATCATTTTCCGGCTGACATTTCTTTACATTTTGTAGAAATTTAAAGTAATTGTCCGAATCATTACATATATTATTCCCAAAATATTTGATAAATTCTTTAAAATTATTAAATATTTCACATCTTATTATAAAATATGCCAATACATTTGTATATTTATTAATATCTATAGTATCATTTTTGCCCAAATTTGTTAAATAAAAGATTTTATAGCTTTGTATTTTACACCATTCTTTTTCTAAATTTATATATTTTACAAAATTTTTATATTCATTATTTGATAATATAAAGGAATTTAATATGTTTGCCCATATTTCTGTATAAGATTCAAACGTATTTACTCTTTCAGAATTTATATTATATCTTTTCTGATATAAATTTAGAATATTAAAGTCATCATTCATTGTTTTATCACAATGAAATAAATGAAATAATTCATGTATAGTTACTTTCATTATTTCCTCAATTCTCCATATATCTATTGTATTTGTCATAGTACTACAACAACCACTATTTATATGTCCATAATTTAATCCATCTTTTATATCTTTATCAATTACTTTTTTATTATCTGTTATATAATAATTTATATTGACATTTCCAGTATTTTTATTCATTAAATTAAATATAAATGAAATTACAATAATTATATTTGATACAAATTTTTTTAAATTATGTTTATTATAATAAATATTTATAGTTAAAAAATTATTATTTATTTTTAAAACTAATTTTAAATTATTATTTAAAGATTTAATTGAATGTAATATTTCATTTGATACATATGGGTTATTAAAATATTTATTATTTGCATTATCATTATTAATATTTTGTGTCAATTCATAATTATATTTGACCTTTTTAAAAAATTCATATAATAATTTAAGTTCTTTGAATCCATTTTTAGATATTTTTGTATTTTGTTCTAAATATTTTTGTATTGTTAAACTATCTTTAGTAAACATTATATATTTATAATTTATAATTATTTTATAAATATTATATATATACTATGGAATATCCATTCGGCGCCGCGAATTTACAAAATAATATGTCAACAAATAATATTAATGTAGATAATAGTTTGAGATATGGTTTTGGGTATAAACCAACTACTCCCAATTGTAAAGATATTGGTTATAAAACATGCTCAGATTATAGTGTAATGTTTGGTAATAATAAACCACTTAAAGAAAGTTGTCCGATTATCACAGGAAATTTAACATATGATCCAAATACGTCATGTAATAATCTATGGAATAATTCTACTAAAAGAAAAATAATAGTTGACCCAAAGAGAAGTTAATTAAAGATATATTTAATATTTAATATATAATTATGAGTAAATTAAAAAATATCACACATGATTTATATAAAGTCATAGATATTAAATATACTAAATATTTAATTAAAGATTGTTCAGCGAAAAAAAAAGAATATATCCTAGATAAATCCAAAGAAGATGCGGTTAATATTATAAATATAGGTTATATTTCATTATATTATAATCAAAACCCATTAATTTATGTAACTACACCTGTTATGGTTTGTTTATTTGGTTTAGATAAAAAAACTAAACAAATGTCGCTTCAATTTACAAACTTACAGTCGGATAATGAAATGAAAAGTTTCTTTGATTTTATAGAGAATGTAGAAGTAAATAATATGAAACATTTAGGAATTGATGAAGATAATTATGATAAATATATTAATCAAATTAGATATGATAAACAAAAAAAATATGATCCTAATTTATCTGTTAAAGTTCCATTCGTAAATAATAGATATGATATGGATATATATAGTGATGATTATGATTTAATAAATATTGAAAATATTTGTAATTTTACAAAAATGAGATGCGATATATATATAGATAAAATATGGAAATGGAATGATGTATTTACTTGCAAATGGAAAGTTAAAGTTATTCATTTAGTTTAAGTTTAGTTTTTTTTATATTTATTTTTTTATAAATGTCCGCATATTCTTTTAAAGATATTATAACTGATGATTTAACATTTACTAGTCCAGAAAAATTAGGTAATTGTTATATTTGTAATTTATATAATGATGATGATTTAGTATATGTACAAACACCAATACTTAAAATATTAAATATTAATTTATCTAATGATGGAGAAGATAATAATTATATAGATGTTTCATGTGATAACAAACAATTCATTGATTTTTTATTGGGAATGGATGAAAATTGTGTGGAATCTACATTTCACAATAGTGAGGAATGGTTTAAAAAAGATATCCCATATGAAGCCATTGATAATATGTATAAAGAGATAAATATTGAAACTGGCGATGATGAAATTATTTATCAAATCCGTTTTAAATTACCAGTTGTAAATGAGAAAGTTCAATGTAATATTTATAATAAAGATAAAGATATTATAGATATTAAAGATTTAAATGGAAAAAATATAATTTTAATTTTACATTTCAAAGGTTTAAAAATAAAAAAAGATAGTTTTAATTTAGATTGTTATATTAATCAAATTAAAGAAATTGATACAAATAAATTTAATATTTTAGATGATTATGCAATTATTGATGATCAAGAAGATAATGTCATTGATGAAAATATGTTCAGTGCAGAACTTCAAGAAATCTTAGAACAAGAAAAATTAGACAAACAAAAATTAGAGAAACAAAAATCTGAAAAATTAGAGAAAATTAATAAATTAAAAAAAGAATTAGAAAATTTAGAAAATTGCTAAAATAAATTAATTAATTATTTTATTCATTTTTTTTATGTTATATAATATATAAAAATGAACTTGTCTGTAGAAAAATTATGTAATCTTGGTGGTTGTGTTTTGATTTTTGTCTTGATAGCATTATTGTTATTCAAACCCAGTAGTATCATGTCCTTTTTCGAGGGGCAAAATAATGGCGCGAATAGTCCCCCGCCCAATAATAATGGTGCGAGTAAAAATGCCGTATCGAGTAAAAATGCTGCTGGTATAACTCCACCCCCCCCTCAAAATAATAATAGTGGTGAAGTAATGGCTTCATTACCTCAAGGTGATAATGAACAATTTGCTTCTGTGAGTGGTATCAAAACTCCTACTAGAAGTTGCTACCCGCAAAATAGTCTCAAACCTGATGACTTATTACCTCAAGATAAAAAAAATGATATAAACGACTTCGATAAAAATAACCCGGTATCAGAAGGCATACTCAAAGGCGTCAACTTTTTAGAAGCCGGATACCAAGTAGGTGTTAATACAGTTGGTCAAAGTCTTAGAAATTCCAACCAACAATTAAGATCAGAACCGGCAAACCCGCAAGTTAATGTCAGTCCATGGCAGAACACTACTATTGGTCCGGACCTTGGACGCCGCCCGTTAGAATCAGGTGAAGATTGTTATGCATCTGTAAATTCTATTTAAATTTGATTAATTATATAAAGATATTTATAATAATTATATAAATGGAAAAAACTAATCCTTATAATCAAAATAATAAACTTGTCACTGAAAATGATATCATTAATATTATGGAAACACTAAATATTAATGATTTTAAAATAAATAATATTCTTTTATATCAAAGGTCTTTTATTCATACATCTTATTGTAGAGAATTATATAAAGATAAAGAAGGACGACCTCTTTTCAACAATATAGATAATTCATTGGAGTTACAAGAAATATCTTATGAAACTATGGAATTTTTAGGTGATTCTATTCTAGGAAGCGTCGTTGTCTCATATTTATATGAACGTTTCTATCAAATATATAATCAAGATGAAGGATTCTTAACTTATTTAAAAAATCGTCTTGTATGTGGTGATTCTAATGCATATTTATCTAATAAATTAGGATTCGGTAAACACTTAATTATATCCAAACATATAGAAGATAATTGTGATGGTAGATCTACTAAGAAAATATTGAATAATGTTTTTGAATCATTTATAGGTGCCATATACCTAGATAGCGATTATGAAACTATTAAAAATATATTAATAATCATTATTGAAAAATATATAGATTTTACAGATATCATTATTAAAAACAATAATTATAAGGATCAAATTATAAAATATTTACAACATAATTATAAAGAAAATCCTAAATTTAAAGTAAATATTGATGAAGATGATACAAAATTTAGTTGTATTATGATATTTAAAGGTGAAATTGTGTCTAAAGGCATAGGGAACTCTAAAAAAGAAGCCGAACAAGATTCTTCTAGAAATGGTTTAATACATTTTAATGTTCTAACATAAATTATATAATATATATTATATATATAATTATGCCTAGAAAAAAGGAACTAAAAGGTGATGAATATACTGTATTATTAAAATATTTTGATGGAGATATAAAAAATTTAGATGTAACTAAAATTAAAGATGAACCCATTGATGAAAATATTAAAAAAATCTTCAAGAAATTCCAAAAAGTAAAAGATTCATCTGAATGGATATTTACTTATCCCAAATGGACAGATAAGCAAAAACAGGATGAAGTAAATAAAATGTTCCCACCTGGTGATGATGATTTATCATCTTCATTAAATGAAGGGTCCGGATTAGGTGATTGGGCGGATGTCACTGCAGATGAAGATACTTCAAAATCAATATCCAAAAAACCAGCAGCTCCTACAAAATCAATACAACCTACTGAAATTAGATACAGCGCAGAACACCCGCAATGGAGCGATAGTATTCTTTTTTCTAAAGATGGTAAATTCCATAGGATTTCTACAAAAAAGGATAATACTGGAAAATGGAAATTAAGCAATGATGAACTAATATTAGTTTGGGACAAGTGGTCGCCAGAGACATTATCTACAGATGATGAAGGTAAAACTTTTTCAGATCAAAATAATTTTATATTAACTCTCAGATCTACTTCCAAAGTCCCCGCATGGTTTAAAGATAAACCAAAAGATAAACCAAAAGATAAACCAAAAGATAAACCAAAAGATAAACCAAAAGATAAACCAACTGATAAACCAAAAGACAAACCAAAAGATAAACCAAAAGATAAACCAAATGATAAACCAAAAGATAAACCAAAAGATAAATATGACTCGAAAAAACCATATACAATTAAAACATTATTAAAAGAAATAGATATTTTCAAAAAAAAAAAAAAAATAAAAAA